ATCTCAAAAAAATATTATCGTTTATCGTTTATCGTTTATCGTTTATCGTTTATGGTTTATCGTTTATCGTTTAGATTACATTGATCCAAATACTTAAAAATTTGAAACTAGTAAATACTACAATAAGTATATAAAAGGTTAAAAGAAATAAAAAAGTTAAAAGTTAAAAAAAATAAAGAAAAGTTAAAAAAATAAAGAAAAGTAAAAAGTTAAAAAATGTCTGCGATGAAAGCCTCAAAGGTTGACGTTTCTAAGATGACTATCAGTGCTCTAAAGACACTAGACAACGGTGCTAAGATGTGTTATCTAAATTACAATGGTGGTATTTCTCCACTATACATTCAAACCCCAGAAGTTGACCTTCCCTTCGATGCTTCATACTACGCAGACAGCGAAACAAATGGAAAGTTTTCGGTTAGGTTTTCTATGAAGGATATGGAAAATAACAAAGGTATCAATGATTTCCATTCAAAGATGCTTGAGATGGACACTTACCTAAAGGATCAGGCACTCGCGAACAGTGTTTCTTGGTTCAAGAAGGCCAAGATGTCGGGGGAGACGATTGATTCTCTTTATACTCCAATGGTCAAGGTTCATATTGATCCAGAAACAGGTGAACCGACTGGGAAGTATCCCCCTTCATTCGCCTTTAAGATTGTAAAGAGGGACAACAAAATTTCGTGCCCTATGTATAATAGTGAAAAGGTATATTATGATGTCAATGGAGAAACAGAAACTCCAACTACAGTTGAACGAGTCCTTGTTAAGGGGGCTAAGATCAAGGTTGTTCTTAAGTGTAATGGTGTTTGGGTTGCGAATGGTAAGTTCGGGTGTACGTGGCGAGCGGAACAGATGCTGGTGAAGGTCCCAGAGGGTGGACTTAATGAATTCGCAATTGAATCTGATTCAGATGATGAGGATGATAGCAGCGGTAATGTTGATGAAAAGCCAACGAACCTAATTGACGATTCGGACGATGATGATAAAGAAGAGAAGGTTGAAGAAGAGGTTCAAACCCCCCCTAAGAAGAAAGTTGTAAGGAAGAAAGTTGTGAAGAAGTCCAGCGATTAATTAATAATAATTAATAATTCTTTAAAAATAATAATTCTTTAAAAATAATAATTCTTTAAAAATAATAATTCTTTAAAAAAAGATAATAATAATTTTTTTTTCTTTTAATAAAAGAAATTATTTAATGTTTAGATAATCTGTGTAAGAGGAACAGAAGTAAGACGAACATGTAGACATCACCGGCAACAAACGTAGCGTAGACGAGAACAGCCATGACAGCCATAACAATCGGGTTCTTAACCAAAGTGGAAAGCATACCTTCCAGTTTGGACTGCCAAGTAGTCCCAAGGACTTGGTCAAACGGTAGGGCCATGAAGATAACAAGACCTAAAAGGACCATGTTAATAATTTGATTGTTGGATTTAAGGTTTCTGGTAACCGGTGCTAAAACTTTATTAACTTTAGAGTTCATTTTTATATTCTATAATATATTTTTTTTTTATGAGAAATAATTTAATTGAACTCTAAAACAATTTTATTCTTTTGAACATTTAATCCGCGTGAAGCAGATTTCGATAATTCTTGACGTTTTTTCCTTTCTTTTGAATTGTTTTTTTTAGATTGTTTATGGAAGTTTGATGAATTATGATTCATATCATATTCAATTGTCTTATAATGTTCTTGGATATATGAGACTACTAAATTATCAATTGCCCATTTAAAAAAATTTAATTGACCTACAGTCGTTTCAATAGACCCATCCCCATATTCAAAATTAATCCTTTTATTACGACAGAATGGGTCAAATTTTGATTTATGATATGACTTTAATTGGGATTTATATGATTGAAAGATATTAAAATGCTTATATACTTCATTTCCCTGTTGATTAAATGTGGTATTTCCGTAATCGTCTTTATATAGGGTATAACAAATATTATTCTTTTTTGAATAGTTTGTAACGAACCAATCAATAATTCTTAAAGAAACTTTATTATATGCTTGAATTTCTACTAATTTATTTACATTTTCTTGACATTTATAATACTCTTTTAATGAAGTTAATAATACATCCATTTTTATACTTTTAAAAAGTATCTTTAAATATTTAAAATTTTAAACGTGGTATTTATTTCTCAATCCAATAAATCCCCTGTAAATAAGCGTCAGCTAAATCATCTTTTTTTTTAGATTCTTTAAATAATTCTTGAAATTGTTCATCCTCCTTTAAAATCATTAATTTTGTGTATTCAATGGATAAATATTTATTTTTCGCATACTTATTCTTTTTATCACATTCAATAGGTTCTCCTTTGTATACTTTTAACTTATTACGAGCATTTACCATATGCACACCCTCAATACTTGAATTTTCGTTCATTAATCCTTCAATAATAAAGAAAGTATAGACAATCATCTGAATGCTTTTCATTGTTGGATTCTTTAACGCAGGTTGATTCTCAATTAAAACATACTTTACATTTGATAAATCTAATTTCCTTAACTTCGCAATACATGTTTGTGAAAGTTGGCATATATCATAATTCGCATTTAACTTCTTTTTTTTCCCCTTCATACCTACTATACTTTTATGATTGATGTGTGATGAACAATAATAACATATTTCATTACCATTCTTAAAACTATATGAAGCCTGTTTTTCACATTTCTTCTTTAATGTCATATCACAAATAGGATTTTCATTTAAATTTATGATTCCCCATTGTTTGATTGATTTATCTTCCCCATCAATACAACAATATGCTAAATTCTTAATACCGACATCAAAAGATAAGTATTCCATTTATATTCCTTTTTTTTAAAAAAAGAGATTTCTTTTCTTAAATAATTTTTTTCTCGAGATTCTTTAGAAAACCTTTCACAAACTTGATATTATTGAGGACAATTAAATCATAGTATAAAATTATTAAAGATATTATTAGTATCGGGAATAAATGTTTGGTTTCTCTTAAATCAATAATAGGATCCAAAACTTGATTTAAATAACCATCCCGTTGTTTTACATCCCTTACTTTACATTCAATGTAACTTACAGTACATAACCTGTAATTAGTAATGAACTTAAAAAGCATAAACACCAGAATAACTATATAGGTTCTATGTAATGGTTTCTTTAATAATATACTTATTATTCCTATTAAAAGATACAAGTATGTGATTACTATTCCCATCCAATTATTTTTATATTATAATATTATAATATTATACTATATGAAAAATTTAATTAAGTATTCATTGGTTTCCTTAATCATAATACTTTATCTTCTTAATACTAAAATCATAGAAAATTATGATGAAATAACAGACGGGGATAATCCCGATAACCATATAAGAGCGTGTCTTCCCAAATCTAGTACAGCTGTAAGTTCGATTAGAGATTCATGTTCCCGTTTAACAGATCAAGAAAGTTGTGGTATTGATTCAGAATGTCACTGGATAGACAGATCATCCCATTCAACCGGAGGAGCAACTTCACATTCTTCTGGATCAAATAATTCCTCTGATAATACAACGGTTCAGTCAGGAGTGACCGGTGGTATTACATCATCATCAAGTGGTATTGGGTCTGGAGACGACAATACTGATTTAATGATTGGAATATCATTAAGTCTTTTCGCGATTGGTATTATTATATTCTTTGTCGTTCAATATTCTTAGAAAGCGGCCATTCCACTATTTAATCCACCACCATTTAATGATGAAATACTTGATGAAAGAGGAGCATTCATACCGCCACCTAAACCTGCGCCACCTAATCCACCGATATCTTTATTAACTTGAGGTCCCATCCCTGGTAATTGTTGGGGTTGTTGAACGGCTTGCATCATTGCTTGCTGGACTTGGGGGGCAATACCATAGTTCTGTTGTTGAACAGGTTCAACTTCTTTAGGAGCATTTTGATGGGCCAATGAAACAAAGAAGAAGATAAATATATTCTTTATCATTACATAAATAACTGGTAATAATAGGAATATCCATGCTAAATTCACTTGATTGTATTGGCATAAACCATATAAGACAACGCCCATCACAATAAGGAATTTAACTTCGAACCACATATGAACTTGTAATAAATTTTCCATTCTCTGCGATTGGAATCTTTTTAAGATATTTCTTGACATGAATAAGGAAATTCCCGATACAACTGAGAAAACAACGAAAACAACTAATGGTGAACACATTTTAGTTGAAAGAAGGTCTAAAGGATTTGAAAGATTGTCCATATTTTATAATTATAAACTATATTTTTTTTATAATATATTAATAATATATTAACAATAATGAAGTTTATTGATGTCTTAAAATATTTAGGATTAACAATCGTAATTACTTTCTTAATATCCTGGGCAAACATGGATAAAGGGAGTGGTCCAGCACCAACGTTCCCTGAAGCAGTTTTATATTATTTTTGGGGAATTATCATAGTCTTTGATAAAATATTTAATAAAGATATTCAAAAAAATAATTAAATACTTAACAATAATTCTATAATAATAAATAATATTGATAATGGGAATTCCCTCTTATTTTAAAAAAACAATTGAAAATTATCCTGAAATAATTTTCACTTCGGAAAAATTTAATAATAAAAATTTAAATAATAATCTTTTCTTAGACTTGAATTGCGCAATCCATCCGTGTTGTGCTGGGAAAACTGATGAAAATGAAATGAAACAATCTATCTTAGAAAAAATTCAAGAATGTGTTGAAATTACTGGTGTAAATAACCTATTATACATCGCGATTGATGGTCCTGCACCAAGAACAAAAATGGAACAACAACGACAAAGACGTCTAAGATCTTTTCATGAGAATAAGATTTGGGATACAAATCAAATTACCCCCGGAACAAGGTTTATGAACGATCTTAATGTTTTTTTAAAAAATAATTTATTAAAAAAGAATTTTAAAGGAAATAATTTAAAAATAGTTTTATCGGATTCAGATGAACCTGGTGAAGGTGAACATAAAATTATGAAATATATGGATTTGAATTGTAATATAAATGATAATAACATTGTATACGGTTTGGATGCTGATTTAATGATGTTATCAATGATAAGGAAACATCATGTTTATTTACTACGTGAAAGAACCGAATTTAATTTTGAAGGATTAGATACGAATTATGTTTTCTTAGATATCAATCTTTTAAAACAATCTATTATTGAGACTTTAAAAAAATCATTTGTAAAAGTCCCTAATGAAACATTATTACATGATTATTTATTCATGTGTTTTTTCATAGGTAATGATTTTATTATTAATTCACCGAGTATTAATATAAGATATTCGGGATTAGACAGATTATTAGAGATTTACAATGAATTACAACAAGAATATTTCGGAAGATTTTATTTAATTGATCTTAAAGAAAAGAATAAGATAAATGAAAATAATCTTAAATTATTCATAAATAAATTAGCTGAAACAGAAAAAGAATCTTTAAAAAACATTTTAAAGATTCGAGGCAATCAGCAAAATAAATATCGAAGAATATATAATGATATCCTTAAAAACAATAAAAAGAATAAAAAGAATAGCATTACTGAAATACAAACTCTTACGCATGAAGACTTTGGGACATCAGTTGATCGTTTTGATGATTTTAAAAATCATTCGCCGGTTATTCTAAGAGATGGTGAGGATGAAATTATTTTGAATGATAAAAAATATTATTTACATAACTTTTACAATACTAATCATTATGATCCTAGTTTTCAAATGATGTTAGAAGAAGATAAAAAGATCTTATGTCATGAATATATTAAATCAATTGTATGGACGACACAATATTATTTTGGTGAATGCCCAAGTTGGAGATGGTATTACAAATATCATTTTGCTCCATTATTTAGTGATCTTAAAGAAAATATTGATTTAAATGAAATTAAATTCGGTAATGATGAACCTTATTCACCAGAAGAACAATTAAAAATAGTATTACCTTGTCAAGACGATACATTCAAATATCCCAAGTATACACCCTTACATTCATTAATGAAAAGATATTTCTGGGAATGTCATCCTATTATGATTGATTAACAAAAATTTGGTTTTTTTGATTGTGAACACGGAAGTTCATCACAATTATCTTTTTCACTATCAAAACTACACGGTGGACGGATTTCAGCAAGTTCATCGGATTCTATCATCATTTCATTGTAGAGTTGGCATTTCTTATCAGGGGGTGTATCTTCACGTCTAAACTCCTCATATTTTTCATGAATCCTTGATTTTAATCCTAATGATTCAATAGTATGGAATTGAATTTCAAATAAATAATCTTTAATTACATATCTATTATTAATTCCTTTATATACATTACCAGCGCAATATGAATTTTTCTCGTTTACGGCTCTGATATTACTATCATTTAACCGTTTATTTATTTGGAGCATTTTATCCCTGAAATTATCGCGGGAAAGAATTAGTGTATACCTTAATGCATCCCATATTTGTGGGGAGTACTCCCCACTTTTTTGGGGATTAGAATAGAACGCAACACACTTGGATTTGATTTTTTCATTTAATGATGCCGGCGTTTTAATTTTGTTTTCCAACCCTCGTAATTCACCGCCATTTTCTTTAGCGATAATCCTTAGTAAAGGTGTGACCAATTTTTCATTTTCAACTGCCTTTTTATGTTCAGATGAAGTAAGCTTTGTTGTAATTCCAACACATTTCGACCGAATGTTTCCCCCATCCAGACTGACTCTTCCCCCCATTCTCTTAATTATCTTTCCCTTCCTACCACGCTTATTATGACTCCTACCACGCTTATTATGACTCCTACCACGCTTATTATGACTCCTACCACGCTTATTATGACTCCTACCACGCTTATTATGACTCCTACCACGCTTTGACTTGGATACTCTAGATTTACTTCTCGCCATAATATAATATAATATAATATAATTTTTTTCTTAAATTAATCCGTTGTCCAAGAAATACTCAACTAAAATATCTAATGGACATGGTCCAACATCTAAAACTAATTTATGAAAATCTTTCACAGAATGTCCTTTTTGTAAAAAATGATAACGCAAATACATCAACGTTTTTTCACCTACTTTATAGGTTAATGCTTGTCCTGGTAAATCAATATATCTTAGCAACTCTTTATTGATATGATCATCAGAATAAGACAAGTTATTTCTCATTAGGGAAAAACATTTTTCATAATCCCAACCATAATGATGAATCCCTGTATCGATGATTAAACGCAATGTTCTATGAATATCATACTCTATTTTAAAATAATATTCAATATCATCTTTGTAATTGTATAATGTTTCTGAATATAAACCCCATCCTTCTGAATATGAATTATACCCCGATAATTTTAAATAATCTGGGAAATCTCCCTGACTATGATAATTTATTTCATAATGATGTCCTGGAATACCTTCGTGTAATGATAATGTAAGAAGTTCATGTTTATTCACTTCTTCGGGTTTAAAGGTGTTTAAATAAAATGTACCTTTTATTTTCATTTTTAGATCACCAGACATATAGTATGCAGTGTTTTGACTCATTTCTACTGGAGCAGATTTAATATCATATAACTCTTTGTTTATTATTTCACCATGAAAATATTTAGGGAATATTTCTTTTTGAAGTCTTTTTCTTATCTTTTTTAAATCATTAATAATAGTTTTTTCATCTTTGTAATAAAATGATTTTGTTGTTTTCACATATTCATTAATATCATCTACTTTTAAAACCTTTTCTAATCTTTTTTTTTCTTCATGTAGTTCCTTTAATTCTTTTACTCCTAATTGATGAATCATTTCTGCGGAACATTCTTTAAAAGTTTCATTTTGTAAGATGTTTTCATATGCTTTTTTTCCTCCGTTATAACTTTGTAATCCAAAATTATCTTGAGCATTTAAATAATATTCATTGATTAAGAAATCTAAAAATTTAATTAAATTGTTCACTAAATGTTTTAAAACTTTTTTATCCCATGTTTCTTTTTTTATCTTTATCTTTTTTAAATGAGTGAAACTCTTTTCTTTTAAAACTTCTTGAATATTATTGATCATTTCAGAAACATTCCGTTTATGTAAGGTTACTTTAGCCTCAATTCCTTTTTTCATTTTTTCAATAATTGTATCTGTTATTTCATCTAAGGATTCCAATCGTTTTAAGAAATCTTTGTATTGTTCTTTCGTTTCAAAGATATAATTCCCATTCCCTGCACATTCAGAAACATAATCCGTTAAAATATTGTCCATTAAATTAATAGGCATATACATGTAGATCTCATATCCTTCTTCCATATGAATATCATATTCTAAGTCATGTAATAATATTTTATCATAATAATTTAACAATTCTTTATCCTTTAGAATTTTCAGATATTTCTTATTTAGATTCAATGAATCTTTGTAATATTTTTCTGAATAAATATTCGGTTGTATTCCTCTTTTCTTCTTTTTAATCCATTCGTCTTTTAAAAAAAAATCATTGATCGTTGGATCTATCAAAAAATATTCATGTAAATATTGATCACATAATAACATTTTTTCCCCCATATTTTAAAATCTACTTATTCACAATATTATTTTTCCATTACTAAATATCATCCAAATCAATGGCATCTTCTTCTTCTTCTTCTTCTTCTTCTCCAGATTCTTCTGGCATAGAATTATCGAACACAATTTCATCCCCATAATCCTCTGAAAAGATATTTTCTTCTTCTAACTTAATGAAATCGGGGATTTCTTTTTTTTCTTTTAACTCTCTCACTTGATTATCATCATAACTATCAATAATATCACATACAGAATCCTGAAAGTCTCTAAGAGATACTAAAACAACTTGTTGAAGGTTTACAAACCTTCGCTTCCTCATACCCCCACACATGATTGCCATGCGTTCTTTTCCATCAAAACATTTTACATCAAATCGGCAATTACCCTTCATCCGAGTAATTTGTGCATATTCTTGACCTTCTTCTTTGTAACGCAGATGTTTCGTTTCAAATTGACCGGATTTCTTTCCTTTCTTATGTTTCTTTCCTCCTTTTTTATTCACCATTTCTATTTAATTATAATTATTAATGTTTAATTATTTTCAAATTTTTTTAAAAAATATTTAATTATTTAATTATTTAATTATTGCTATCATACGTTAATTTTAAACTAGTATTATTATTGTATATTTAATAATCTGTCCAATTTAAATCCACATTTTTGTTTATCATACTCTTTTTCCAAACATTTATTAATGAAAGTTTGTTTTATTGTTTTTTCAAATAATTTTGGCATAAAATTTGATAGTATATATAATTATAATTATAATAGAATCATGGACAATAATTACTTTCCCGGTCAAGGACTTGGTCAGCCATTATTTAGTCCTGAAGCACCCAGTCCAGCACCTGTTCCAGATGCTAATGTAGTTTATGCTGAACTCATGAATGAAAGAGATAATAGAGAAATTAGGAAATTAAACGATAAAGTAAAATTATTAGAAGATGAGATAAAGAAGTTGACACATGAAAATGATAATTTAAAAGCAAGAACGAGGCTTGAAAATAAAATTGAAAATATTTATCAATTAACACCTTCATTTGAAACGATTGAAGAAATGGTTAAACAACTTGCTGATCAACTAAAAAATAAAATTTGATAGTATATTATAAAATATTTAAAAAAAAAATAACTATGGATTGTTCCATCTGTTTTGATGAGATAAAAGCAGAAGACCAAAAAAAATTAAATTGTGTCCATGTATTCCATGAAGGATGTATTGATAAATGGTTCAAAAGATCTCACCAATGTCCTTTATGTAGGAAAAGCAAGTTTAGTATTTCTACAGAAGATTTTGAAAGTAATTATTGGGAAAGAGTTAACAAATCGGATGAATTAATTAGAGATGAAAAGAATATTATCTTTAGAGTTTAGAAATTATCTTTAGAGTTTAGAAATTATCTTCTTCGGTTTGTTCTTTTCTTCGTTTTTCTAATCTTCCTTGTTCTTTTTCGGTTGCTTCGCTTATTATTCCTTGTTCTACGATTATTTGTTTTTCTACGATTATTTGTTTTTCTACGATTATTTGTTTTTCTACGATTATTTGTTTTTCTACGATTATTTGTTTTTCTACGATTATTTGTTTTTCTACGATTATTTG